AATTTAGGAGCTACCTCAAAGTCAATACCTAGTTCGTTAGCAACTTCTAATCTAGATTTACCTGTACCAAGTTCTCTAGCTTGTATATCATGTGGAGCTACGTGTCTTTCATAAGCGTACTCTTTTTGTTCTAATACATCTGCATAATGCATTAAACTTTCTCCACTATTTTCATAGTAATCTATAATATGTAACTCTTCACCTATTCTTTGAATAAACCATATACTAGTGGAGTCCCCTATGCCCAAATCCCACCATGTCTCAACACCTACAGCTTCATCATAAGGTACATCACAAACTCTATCTTCATTATCTGCATTTGTCATAAGTTTGCCATAATATGATCCTGATACTGCAGCAGTAAAAGAACATTCAAACTCTTGGTTATATTGTTCTTCTGTCATTATAGATCTAGCATGTCTAAGCTCTTCTTTAGCAATAACATCAGTTTCACTAGCTCTATACATTGCAGCATACCAATTAGGATCACCTCTTTGTGCATAGTCATAGACTTCCCAAAATTGATTATGGCCCATTGGTGTACCTATAAAAATAACAAACCCATTTGTATCAGCAATAGCTGGTCTAATTATCTCTGTCCAAACTCTTGGAGCCATGATAGCGTATTCATCCATAATCACGCCATGAAATCCCATACCTCTTAATGAGTCTGCATGATCTGCTCCAAAGATTTGTATTCTAGATTCATTCCATAAATCTATTTTAAGCTCTGATTCATTTCTTTGTCCACCAAGTTGTAGTAAAGGTTTAGAATATTGTTTTAATAAATCCCAAGCAATAGCTTTACCTTGACGATAAGTTGGAGCTATATAAGCTAATTTTTGACTAGGTTTATTTGCAGCATGAAGTATAAGCTCATTAATAGCTAAGACTGATTTACCAAATCTACGATGACAAACTAATACATTAAATCGTTTTAAATTTTGATGAACTTGTTTTTGTAAAGGTCTTGGCTTATAGGGAATACAAATATCTAAAGTTTTATTCTTCCCACTTAAGATTGACTTTGATTGGTGCTGTTTCGATTCTATTTGTTGTTGGGGCTTTTCCATGTATATAAGGTGCAGCTTTTTCTGCAGCATAAAGTTTACGTTCAGGTGTACTCATAGGATGGTTTAGTACAGAAAGCAAATAATCTAATGGGGATATTTGATATTTAACTGCTAACTCCTGTAGATCTTTCCATTTTTTTCTAAATGAAGATCCTTTAGGTCTACCAGCTCCTTCTCTTTTACCACCTCTTTGTGTCATTATGAATAATAATCCTTTGACATTGCTACTAATGTATCTCTAAGATCTCTACCTTCACCAACTTTAGGTGATTTAGCATATCTTCTTGATGATGCTCCTGCAGCATAGATGCCTCCAGCAGCTACAGCTCCTATAGCTCCAAGTTTAACACCTTTTTTTACTACAGCTTTACCACCTTTTATAACTTTTCTACCTACACCAGCTAAAACTTTACCAGATCTTTCAAAAATATTAGGTTTTTTTAATTTTTTTACCTTTTTTTTAGGTATAGTAGTTAATTCTCTACTACTTGTTATGGGTACTAATGCTTTACTTGCCATTTTTCTTTTTAACTTTCTTCATTTTTTTCATTTTAGCTTTAATAATCTTTTGTTTCAAAGCTGGAGGTAAGTTTTTTTGCTTACCAGTTAATAATCTAGATGTATTTATTGCTTTCATTTTTTACCTTTCTTGCAATCGCAGTTATGTTTACACATGCAAGGTATAATATTAAATACATTGCAAATAAACTCACATATTTTTTGTTTTATTTTTTTAATCATCTCTTTTTTCCCTTTGCTGCTAGTTTTTGAAACTTTTTTTTTCCATATTTTTTTCTACCTATGTAAGCAGCTAATGCTTTTGGATTTTTAACTCCACGTTTTTTTAACTTTGCAGTTAGCTGCTTAAATCTTTTACCACTACCTAACTTAGGTTTACTTGCCATACATTTTTTTCATTGGCTTTTTCTTCATGCCTTTTTTCATTTTTTTCTTAGGCATTTTTTTCATACCATGTTTCATAATATGTCCTCCTCATCATCATAGTTATCATAGTTATCTTCTTCATCTAAAACAATTTCTTCGATTTGTCTAAGAATATCCTCTTCTTCTAACTTAATTTCTCTTAGGTGGTCAAATAGATCTTCTAGATTGCTTGGTTTTTTTTTCATACTATCTTAATAAACCTTGCGCAGCCATATTTCTAGCAGTTTGTTGCTGCATCATAGGTTGTTGTCTTTGCCCCATTTTAGCCATCTGTTGATTAGGTTGAAGTAAACCTTGTGCTTGTCTTTGCATTTCAGGCATCATCTTAGCTTTGATAACTATAGCTAACTGCTCTGACTCTTGTGGAGATAGATTAATTAACTGATCTGCTAATTGTTCTAATTTATTTTTTTTCATTTTTTCTAATTAAATCTGCAGCTTTTAAAATTTCTTTATTTAATCTTTTATTTTGATACCCATAATTTTTTGGATCTTGAGATAATACTCCAAAAGTACCACCTGTTAAAAAAGATCCTCCTACTGCTAATGGTAATTTATTTTTTTTAATAAAATTTTTAGCTCTTATAGATTTTGGTTTATTAGCTAAATCTGATAACTTTCTTTTTGATTGATTTTTAAATCTAGCAAGTTTAGCTTTTAATGGTTTTTGTTTACCAAAACGACCAAACTTTTCTGATAATTTTCCTAAAATTTTTCCTGTTTTCATTCCTAATTTAAACATCATTTGCCTTGTCCTCTATACTTTTTTTTGTGCATCTTTCTAGATGCTTTATTAGGTGACTTACTATGTCTACCTGGTCTTTTAATTCGTTTACGTTCTAAGGGTTTATAGTCCTTAAATTTTTTTGCCATTAAAGATCTTTATCATCACCTGATAAAAACGATCCTAATCCAAAACCCCCTAGTCCAGCACTCGTAGCTTTTCTACGAGCTGATGAACCTAAGGTCGCTTTGTAAGCACCTCTATAAGCCCCAAATCCCTTCTTAGAAGCCCCTTTAATTCCTTTTATGAGCTTACCCTCAGCAGATTCAAATCTTGTGCCTGTAAGGCCTGGTTTTGTCGCTTTATCAACTAATGGTTTCATAGCTTTTTTTACCTTACTAGGTCTTATTGCTTTTGCAGCTTTGTAACCATAAGAAGCTACTGTTCTGTATAATGCTGCTAATGCTGGTATTGCCATAATTTTATTTCTCCTATTTTATGTGTTCATTATAGCAAACCCCATAATATATTTCTACTAGCTGTAACAAACCCCCCTATATTATTTACACACACACATACGTATATTGCTTGGGGTTGATGTAAAACCCGTCATTTTTATTCTTGTGTTTACACTTCGCCTGACTATTCCTGGCGGAAGTCAGTCGAATTGATTGATTGATTTCTATATTTGATTGTTATTATTATCTAATCTAACAAATGGAGGTTTCATGATTAAGATGACACACACAAATATGCATAATCCAGGCTTTTATGTGGACAGTAGTAATCAGTTAATACTATTTGATAATACTGAATTACCAATACAAGTACGACCACAGAAGAGACGACATCCTCACGATAGAAAACATATACGTGAGTTAGTAAGAAACTTTATAGCTAAGAGATATAAGTAATGGATATATTTGTAGTTATAGAGGTATTAATGATATTAACTAAGATAATCTAAAGGAGGTTATATGTTATCATTTTTAACAGGCTTAGTACTGGTTTTAGCAGCGATTTGGTTTGCTTGTCAGATACTAGGATTTTTTGCTGGTGCAATTTTATTAAAGAATATCAGCAAAGGAGATAGCGATGAGTAAGTTTATGCTTATTACACAGATAGTCTTATCTGTTGCTATCTTTGGCTTTGGTCTTGTGTTAGCCATTTTTGGCAACCTCACCATTGGTCTAATAAGTTGTGGTGGTGGTGCATTATTGTACCATCTTACCATAACTGAATATCGCAATCAACCACGACAATGGTAGCTGATTGCTCAACAAAGGAGGAAATATGGCAGAAGTAAAAATGTCAGAAAATGCGAAGAAAGTTGCAGAAAATTTTAATCCTGCACAAAACATTCCATACATTCAATTTGTAGCTAACAAAAAGAATGAAAGTGGAATAAAAGAGATTAATGAAAAGATAGATACATTAATATCTTTAATTCAATCTCAAAAGAAATAAACATTAAAATGGTTAGCTCCCTGCTACCAGAACGGGCAGGGGCTAACACGAAAGAAAGGATATATGATGACAAAGGATAACATAGAGATAGCTAAGAAGCTAGTAGATCATGTAGATAAATTTCAAGATAAACAATTAAAGTATATGTTATATAAAGAATTAGAGAGGTGGGTACAAGGATATGCGGTTGATAGTATTCAAAAAGAAATTCTCACAGAAAACAATAGGAATAAAAAAAGGACTTGAATTAATTTACAATCTAGAGTTTACTGGGTTTATACAGTTAGAAAGGATTTGGTGGTGGCGTAATTTTATAGAGTACACCACATACCAAGAGATATTATATCCCAAGCAAGGCTTTATAACTGTTGTAAGACTTAATGATACTCATAAACATCGTCATACGATTAGAGTATTAACAAAGAAACGACCAGACTCCGACAAACGTGAGCTGCTCGTTTTAAATAAACTATATGGAAAGGAAGAAGAAAAATATGTCAGGAACACCAGAAGGAAACTCAAAGAAGAGTGATGAAGTGTTTAATAAAATATCC